GTAGCAAAAAGAAAAAGAAAAAGAAAAGATAATGTCAAATGGTTTACGATCTTGGGTCAGAGCTAATTGGGTAGACATTGCTAATCCTAAAAAAGGTGGTGGCTTTCCTAAATGTGGTAGAAGCAAAGGAGAGAAAAGAAAAAACTATCCTAAGTGTGTACCTGCTGCGAAAGCTAGAGCTATGACACCTGCACAAAGACGTGCTGCTGTATCAAGAAAGAAAAAAGCTGAGAGCAGAGGAAGATCAGGTAAGAAACCAAACTACGCTAGGACTTAATTAATTCATCAAACTCCTGCCATATTGTTTGCTCATCATTCCAGAACCTTCTTCTGTATTGCTTCATCTGTATAGAATTTAAAACTGTAGTGTGATCTTGTTTAAATATTTTACCTATATCTGACAGACTCATCTTATATTTTTCATTTAATATATTGTGAATAATATTTCTAGCTCTAACAATATCTACAGTTCTAGCTTTAGTAAATAATTCTTTTTTACTTACCTCATACTTAATACAAACCTTATTAATTACAGAATCAATCTCTGTTTTTTTAGGTTTTCTAAACTGATAACCAATAATCTTTCTCTCTGTACTAATGGGTACTATGTGTGTTCCTTTCATTTCATTTACATGATCTGACATTTTTTTTTGTGCTAACTCAAAACCTTTTTTAAATCCTTCTTCATATAATTTATATTGTTGCTCTGACAGTAAATAAAAAGCAATCTTATGTTTGTAAATAAAATCGTTGTTGTTTATTTTTTTAATATGTTTTTGAAACTCTTGATTAATTAAAGACATAAATCCCCTACAGTTTTGTTTGTTTTTTTTAGCAATGTGAACTAATGACTATGCTCTCATTAATTCTTCTTGTGCCTTCTCTATTTTCCAAAGCAATCTATAAGAATCTTTTTGATACTTATATACCTTTTGCTTTGCTTCCAGGTACTTCTCATGTTTCTTTTGTTGAAGATCCCTGTACTTCTGAAGGCGAGTTTTTAACTCTTCCATCTTTCTCCTTTTTTACTTTGGTAAAGTCTATTTTAATATTCTCAACTTTACATTCTACAACTTCCCCTTGTGCGTTGGGGTCGGCAGCTTTCTTTACATCATCAAATCTTTCAACCAACTGAAAGTTAGCTTCGCCAGATTTAATTCTTAAATACTTATCTGTTTTTATCATTTTTGTCTATATCTTTTTTGTGTAGATTAGATGCCATATCATTATATATTGATAAATCTGTGTAATTATCAGCTTTAAATCCCCTTGTAGCTCTGAATAATTTAAGTGTCATCATGATATGTGCCACCTGATATGGCTTTAGTTTTTTTTTTAAATTGGGTGATAATATTAAAGTAAATAGTTCTGCAAGTATAGTAAAATTATATTGATAATCTCCATAATCTTTCTCACGATCTTGAATTATCTTTTTCTTAATCTCGTTTGTAAGTTCTGTAATTTTCATATTGTTTTAAAGGCATGGCAGAAGAAAACAAATAAAGAGGTGAGCATTACCAAAAAGGGAAGAGGTAATATGATTCGCTGCTCTAAAAAAAACTTCCGCCACACCATTCAACCACAAATATTATTTGTAGCTGTATTTGTTATAACCTGATCCTTGACCTTTTGCAAACCTGTTTGGTGCAAAAGATTTCTGCTGTACTCTCGCCTCGGCAGGTGTTGAACCAGTATTTTGAGGTGTCAAGACAACATTAATAACCCCTGTAGGATTACCTTGTTCATCCTTATCCTCAAAACCTGCTTGTTGATACCATGTATCTCCAATCTTTACATTCTTTCTCCATGTCTTACCTTTTGGCGACTCTGGATTTATTGGTGCAACAAATATAGGTCTATTATCTCCTGGTTGCTTATCTTCGTTGTGTGTAAGTTTTATATATATCTTATCACTCATTATATTACTCCTTGTTGGTTTAGTTGTATCTGACGAGTTTCATATAAATCACTTATTTGCTTATACTCTCGAACAGACATATTATTAGAATCGAATAACTCTGGATTTTCTTTTTTAAAATCACGAAGAGCTTTTAAACCATTTATATCTTTGATGGCTAACCTTATTCGATCTATATCAAACTGCATATCCAGTTTAATATTTTTATTTCCATTTGTTTTTGGAATTTGATTTATTTTTGCATTAATTAATTCATCAGCACTTGCAAACTCTGTGCCATGTAGACCAAATGCAGCTAATGCTCTTCCTAAAGCAGAAGTTTCTGCATTTTCTAATGCACTTGTTTTGTTAATAAAGCTAGAACCAAACTCTTCCAATGCCATACCTGTATATGTTTTAGACTTAATATAAATTGTACATTTAACAGCAACTTGTTTATCATTGCAAAGCTCTGGTATAATATCTGTATTTATACTAGCTTCATTGTTAAAGTATTTCATAAACAAGTTATGCCTTGTTGCCACTGTATAATAATCTTTTCCATGTTGCGGAACAGATTGTTGTTCACTTAAATCTCCTATACAGCTTTCATATTTTTGTATCATGCGTTAATCCCCCATAGTTGTTTGATTTGTTTTTTTTGGTCGTCTATTAAATCCCTATAATAAAAAGGGTGATTTAATTCTGGTGGTTCAGCAAATGCAGATAGCTTTTTAATATCGCCTTTACAAAATATAATTAGTTGTTCCCATGCTTTTAGTCTTTGTGTAAGTAATTCATATTGGTATTCTAAATAATCATTGCGTAACATATCGTGTGTGTTATCAAAGATTGTGTATTCATTTTCATTTACATAAAATAAAAAAGGTTTTCTCTTTGTGCAATGATAATAAAAAGCAAGTTGAGTTATGTGCATAGGATCAGGATCTATTGGAAGTTGCGTTGATGCCATGTAGTATTCATCTTTGCCTCTCTTCTTTTTTATTGTAGGTGGTTTGGTTTTGGCTTCCCCCACTTTCGTATCAGATTCGTAGTCGCACCTACCAATAATATCTATAACCATGTCTTTATGCTTGGCAGACACATATCTTTCAGCGACTAACTTTTCATTATTAAATATTTCTTTAATAGCTTTCTGCATATTATTAATTGTTGGGTGTGCAAAGCTAATCATAAGCTCTCTTGCTAGTTTATCTTTGTCATCTACTGGTGGTGTGTTCTTATCTATTTCATCTAACTCTTGCTGAAATATATCGTCATAATTTTTGTTCTTGAGGTTAATTTTTTTATCCCCCTCAAACAAAACTTCACAGGTTAATCTTTGCGTTGTGTTATTAACTAAATTACCAAAAGGTGCTTTATATCTAATCAAGAATAGTCGTCTTAATTCTTGAGGCAAAGAATAATTGATCAAGAACCTGGTAAAGTTTTGACTTGAGGATGGACTCCAATGGTCTAGTCCTTGACCACCATTGAAATTTTTAAAATATTCTTTCATTTATCTCCCATTTCTTTTTTTGCTATTTGTAAAGCTGCCTTGTATTGTTTGTTATTTATATTACAAACAGCTCTAATGCTTTCTTGGTTAGGATATTTACCATAAAAAAATTTAAACATTTTTATAGGTTGAATTGCTTTTATTATGTTTTTGTCTTTTTGCATTTGTTTTTCCCTTTCGTTTTCCACATAGATACAGGTAAAATAACTTCTTGTCAAACCTTTTATATACTATATATAGATACATAAAGGTTAATAAACAAAGGAGAAAAATGACACTAGCTGAATGGCGAAAAAAACAAGGTATATCTCATTATACACTTGGCACTATGCTTGGAATAAAATCTATTAATCCTGCTACAAATAGTATGAGATATTGTTTGGAGTCAAAAGAAAAAAGATTTCCCAAACCAAAGATGGTAAAGAAGATACTAGAGGTTACAAAAAAAGAAGTATCGCTTGACGATCTGTACAGAGCTTGGTGGAAGTATGAAGAAAGTAAATAAGTTTAAATACAAACGAGTAAGATTGTATTGGCAAGATATTGTATCAAATCCAGAGTGGCTTACACTTTCTAAAGCAAAGGATCAGGTATATTCTTGGTGTGAGGACACAGGTTATCTATTACATAAGGATCAAAAGAAAGTAATTATATTTGCCTCGCATAGCTTTGATGATGATGGCGAACTTACTGTTGGCAACACCACAGTTTATCCACGATCTGTTGTAAAAAAAATAGAGGTATTGAAATGAAAAAAAGTAGTGCATTAGCTTATGTAGGACATAACGAAAAAGGAGACAGAGAGAAAGATGACTTTTACCCAACACCTAAAGCAGCTACACAATCATTATTAGATAGACAAAAATTTAAAGGAGATATTTGGGAGTGTGCTTGTGGTAATGGTGCTATGTCAAAAGTAATGATTGAACAAGGTTATGATGTTTATAGTTCAGATTTAATTGACAGAGGTTATGGAGAAGTTGGAATAGACTTTTTACAATCAAATAAAAAAGTTGACAATATTGTTACGAATCCTCCATTTAATTTATCAACAGAATTTACATATAAAGCATTATCTTTAGCAAAAGAAAAAGTTTGTATGTTAAATAAACTTTCATATTTAGAAGGTTTAGAAAGAAGAAAAATAATATTTAATCAAAATAAATTACAAAAAGTTTTAATTTTTAGTCGTAGAGTTCCATTTAAAAAAGAATCATCAAATACAAAAGCTGCTGGTTTGATGGCTTTTGCATGGTTTATTTATGATGTTAATTATAATGGTAAACCTACTATAGATTGGATTTAAAATGACACATTCAAAAATGTTTGAAGAGATAGGTTGTCCAAAGGAACTTAAAAAATGTCAAGCTGAAAAGAAACGACAAAAGAACTTTATACAAAAACAGTCTGATATAATACTTGCTTTGGAAAAAGAAATAGAACTTAAAGATAATATAATTTTAGTATTAAAAAATAAAAATGGCTAGATACAATTACTTTGGAAGAGGTGATGAATATTCTGAATGGCATAGAAATATACAAGATGATAGTCTTGGCTATATAGATTTAGATGTTGTTGAATTTCATAAGACTTGCGGTTGCATATTATTTGTTGCTGAAACTTGTAGATTTAAGGGTAGCTACTACAAAAACACCACACTCACACGCAAGATAGCTCAAGGTCTAGGTTGCAGGGGTTATCTTATCTTTTATATGCCTATTGCCAAGCCACAGAGCCACGCAGACGAGCATTTATGGTATGATCCTTATATGTCATTCAAAATTGCAAGGATAGACCATTTAAGCTCTAATTCTGGCTATGAGTTTAGAGATTTTACTGCTGAAGAATGGATTAAACACTTACAAGATATTAGAATAAGGCATAATTGTGGACACAAGTAGAGGTTTTTTATTTATAACTTATAAATTATACCATCACCTTAATAAATTAGAGGGGGAACATAAATCTCATTGTCTAAATGTTTTTTTATCTGTGATGAAATATGCTTGGAAGAAGAATGGATATGAGGCAAGATTAAGGCACGAAACAATTCATAAAGATACAGGTTTATGTAGAACCACGATCAAAAGTTGTTTATCCACCTTGAATAAATTAAATGTTGTCAAATCTTTTAGAGGTAAATCTGGTAAGACTTATATTGTAAATGAGGTATTCTTAAAAGCTGAAAAACTTTATGAGATAGCCGTTAAACCTACACAAGATAGCCGTTTTACGACTACATTAGAAGAAACAATATACAATAATAATATAGATAAAATAATTGTTAAGAATAAAGGTAATCTTGATGATACAATAAATGAATTAGCCACTCTACCCCTGCCTGACCTTAAATCAGATACTAAGAATGTCTATTATTGTAAACTAGCTATTGAGAGAAAAGAGGAACTAGCTCGTCACAAAAATTTAGTAGATCCAAGAATTGTAGCAAGAGAATTAAAAAAAATAACAAAGGAAAAGAACTTCGCTTATAAAAGAAAGAAAGAATATAATATAAAACATGGTATTAAGCCATGGGAAAAATAAAGATACAATGTGAGGCAATCGCAAGGCACTCAGGAAAAAGATGTAGATGTAAAGGGTACTTCACTCCAACGTCAAGACGTATGCTCTGTACCTATCATAAGGCATCAAAGAGCTGGAATCACAAAACTAGAAAGTATATGGGGTTATACAGAAACAATAGAATAGATATACAATCCAAGATTAATATGTTAAAAAACTTAAAAAATTTTAAGTCCAAATCAGAAGATGAAATCAAAAGATATATCCAAGACCAAGAACAAAAGTCTAACTCTGTCAGATACAGAACAAAATACTATACTCGCAGCTACAATAGATGGAGAGTTAAGCATAGACGTAGCAAGAAACTTACGCATCAGCTTGATGACTTTCTACAAGTATTTAGAGCAAAATCCAAAATTCAAAACTGAATACGAAAAAGCTCAAGAGATAGGTATTAAGACACTTGTTGAGAAGATGTTAAAAA